GCGAAGACGGGCCGAAGAAGAAGCAAATCGGACATGAATCTGAACATTCAAGCGACAGCACCACAAGCTGAGTTTCTTACGCTTGACAAACGCTATCGCTTGTTTTGTGCCGGGTACGGCGCAGGAAAGTCCGAAGCGATGGTCTACGCAGCCCTGATTGACGCTGCAAGCGCTCCCGGCGCAACCATTGCTTGCTACGCCCCAACCAACGATCTAGTCAGACTCATCACAGCCCCAAGGCTTGTAGAGAAGTTGGACGGTCTCGGGGTCAACCACAAGTATAACAAACAAGACAACGCAATCTACGTCTCCAGCCCGAACTGGGGAGACTTCTTGATGCGGTCTCTGGATAACCCGGATCGTATCGTTGGTTACGAGTCTTACACCGCGCACGTCGACGAAATCGACACATTGCCGCAGAAGCAGGCAGAAACCGCTTGGAACCGCGTCATAGGCCGTAACCGAGAAAAGCCGCCAAGACTGAAGAATCCTTACAACCAAGCAAGCGCGTACACAACGCCCGAAGGATTCAAGTTTGCTCACTGGCGCTGGGTTAAGAACGCCAACGAAGACTACGGAATCGTTCAAGCACCCTCTTACACAAACCCGTACCTGCCGGAAGGTTATATCCAATCTCTGCGAGACTCTTACCCAGAAGCTCTCGCCGATGCCTATATCGAAGGGCGTTTTGTCAACCTTACCTCGGGTACAATCTATTCAGCGTTTGACCGCGCCTTGTGTGATTCCAGTGAGCGTATTTTTGGTGGAGAGCGGCTTTATGTGGGTATGGACTTCAACGTCGGAAAAATGGCTGCTGTCGTATTTGTTCGCAGAGGCGAAACGCTCCACGCAGTCGACGAACTCGTCGATCTTTACGACACTAAGAACATGGTGGAAGCGATCAAATCGCGCTACGACGGTCATACCATCATTGTCTACCCAGACGCTTCGGGACGTAGCCGCAAAACAGTCAACGCCTCGCAATCGGACTTAGCGATCCTGCGCCAAGCCGGGTTTCAGATCAGGGCACCGAAGAAGAACCCCGTTGTTAAAGACCGAATCAACAGCATGAACGCGGCACTTGAGAACGGGACGATGAAGGTAAACGCTCGGGCTTGCCCTGAGTTTGTAACGAGTCTGGAACAGCAGGCTTACGATAAGAACGGAGAACCCGACAAGCAGTCGGGCCACGATCACTTGAACGACGCGGCAGGCTACGCCATCGCTTACGAGAAGCCGATCACTAAGCCGGTAGCAGACGTTCGGATCGGATTCGCTATCTAAGAAGGTACTGAATGTCAGTCAAGACACTACACCCAGATTACCAGATTCACGCCCCCAAGTGGCGGCTAGTGCGGGATGCCGTCGAGGGCGAACAAGCGATCAAGCGAGTCCCCGAGCGGTATCTGCCGCAGTTTGTGCCGCGGGACGAAGAGCGTTACAAACGCTACCTTGATCGGGCTTACTTTATGGGCGTCACGGGCCGCACCCGAAGCGCCCTTTCCGGTATGGTGTTTCGCCGTGATCCGATGGTTACCATGCCAGAGGAAATGCGTTTCATGCTGTCTAACGCTGACGGCAGCGGCACCCAGCTAATCCAGAGCGCGAAGAACGCGCTTGGCTCTATTCTGGATACCGGGCGTCACATCTTTCTCGTTGACTACCCAACAGTCGACGACAGCATTGATTACGAGACAGAGCAGAACATCGGCGCACGCCCTCTTATCGTCAGTTACGAAGCTGAGGCTTTGATTAACTGGCGTTATGAACTATACCACGGGCGTCGAGTGTTGAGTTTGGCGGTGCTGGTTGAACTCGTCCACGACGAGAAAAACGAGTTCCAGCACGATGTGGTCAAGAACTACCGGGTTCTTCGACTAAGAGACGGTGTTTACACGCACCAAGTGTACGATGATGGCGGGCAACCCATGACCGACGAGGTTGTACCGCGTATGGCAGGCGGGGAGGCTTTTGACCACATCCCCTTGCATATCATCGGTTCAGAGAATAACAACCCGGACATTGACCACGCGCCACTTTACGATCTAGCGGTAGTCAACATCGCACACTACCGTAACACGGCAGACCTTGAAGAGGCAGGCTTTATCACAGGCCAGCCTACTTTGCACCTTGACACCGGCGACACACCGCCAGAACAGTTTGCCGAGCAGAACCCGAACGGCGTCCAGCTTGGAAGCCGTCAAGGCATTGTTACTCAGGGCGGCAAGGTAGAACTTGTGCAGCCCGAAGAGCGCGGCCTTCTTTTCCGTCTTAAAGAGAACAAAGAGCAGGAGATGATTGGTATTGGCGCTCGCATCGTTCAGCGGGGCGGTGCAAACGAGACTGCCGAGGCGGCACGCATCAACGCATCAGCCGAAGCATCTGCCCTTGACCAAGTAGTCAATAACTTGTCAGAAGGGATCACAGAGGCTCTTCGTGATGCAGCCTTGTTCGCGGGGATTGATCCTCGGGACATTTATTACCGACTGAACACCCGCTTCTGGGAAGAAGAGCTGGACAGCCAAGAAATGATGGCACTCATCCAGCTAGGCGACGTAGGCGTTATCTCACGACGCGCCCAGCGCGAGTCCATCCGCAAGGGCCGTGTCCACATCCCAGAGGATATGTCCGACGAGGACATCGACGCAGAAAACGCTGGCAACCCGCTTCTCTAATCCATGACAGCCGAAGCCTTCTTAGTTGACGCTAACACTCGGCGTCAGATTATGATTCAGAGGCTCTCAAACGGCATCTGGGAAGAGATCAGGCCGATCCTTGCCAATGTATCGGACAGAATCAAAACTCGGCTCAGAGACGCTGACAGCGAACTTAGGCGAGGGGAACTCAGTTCACTGCTCAGAGACATTCAGGACGCTTTTGACGAAGGCAAGTCCGCTTTCGACCAGACCCTGCGGCAGCGTGTCATAGAGTTTGCTCAAGACGAGGCAGAGTTCCAGAAGCAGACTTTTGAGCAAGTAACAGACGAGACCGTCAATCCTGTACCAGAAGAGACAATCACCGGAGAGGTGATGACAGTCGCAGCAGGGCTTTTGATTACAGGCAGCCTAGTCGACAGCGTAACCTTTAACCAAGCAGTCGACCGGCAGTTCTTGCAAAACGTCCAAGACGTTAAGAACACAGTCTCAACAGGATTCATCGCAAAGACTCCGACAGATACGTTGACACGGCAAGTCGACCAGAAGGTCGGCAACAGGATGACCAACCAATCACGCGCAGTAGTCGCAACAATGGTCAACCACGCCGCTAATGTTAGCCGAGGGCTGTTTGCAAGGGCAAACGAGGCACTTGTTCAGAACGAACGATACGTCGCAGTCCTAGACTCCAGAACAACATTGCGGTGTGCGGGGCTAGACGGCGAAGTCTTCGCAGAGAATGAAGGCCCACAGCCTCCTCTGCACTATAACTGCCGATCCATTCGTGTCCCGATTATTAAGCCTGAGTTCGTATCAGAGCGGTTCCGGGGCAACCGAACAGCGACAGGATTGGCCGGAGATCGACAAACCGTATCACCAAGGACGACGTTTACGTCTTGGTTGAGGCAGCAGCCGGTAGAGTTCCGAGAGGAGTTCTTCGGGAAGTTTACCAACGGGCCAGAGAAGCGTCGCCTCTTCGATTACGGCGGACTAAGTCCAAACGATTTTATCGACCCATCTGGCGCACAGATGAGTCTCACCGAACTTCGACAGAAGTATCCAACCGCTTGGCAACAAGCAAATCTGTAACAAGGGTTCAGAGAACCCGCTGAATGTATAGCTAGGGGCTACAAAATGGCAGAAGATCAAACCAACACCGAAGCCGAAACCAACCAGACAGAAGAGCAGAAGAAGACTTACACCGAAGAAGAAGTCCAGAAACTTGTAGACGAGCAGGTATCTGGTCTCAAAAACAAGGTTGAAGAGTTGCTCGGAGAGAAGAAGTCTGCGGCTCAGAAGGCAAAAGAGCTAGAAGAGCAGCAGAAGGCTCAGGAAGAAGAGCGACTAAAGGAGAAGGAGCAGTTCCGCGAACTTTACGAGCGGGAGCAGAGCAGCAAGAAAGAGCTTCAGGAGAAGTTTGAAGAGTTCCAGAATCGCATCAAGCAGCAGGAAATCAACAACGCTTCCCTTAAGCTGGCATCAGAGCTGACCCGCGACACTGCTCGTGGCGAGCTTCTTCAGGAGAAGGCTTCACAGTACGCTAAGTATAACGAAGATGGCAGTGTCATTTTTGAACTTGGCGGTGTGCAGGTCGATCAGGAGAAAATCCTGACCCACCTGAAAGAGAAATACCCGTTTCTTGTCGATGGGAGCGGGGCATCCGGCGGCGGAGCCACTGGATCAGACAACGGCGGGGCCGTAACAAGCAAATCATTTTCCGAAATGACAGGCGCAGAACTTTCACAACTACGGGCAGAAAACCCGACAGAATATCAGCGCCTACGAAGTGAGTATTACGGCCAATAAGTAATTAGGAGAAATCTAACATGGCTACTACACGTCTAAGCGACATCATTGATGTCACAGTATTCCGGGACCTACCCCCGGTCAACGGCCCTGAGAAGACCGCTTTCTTTGACAGCGGTGTTGTCACCCGTAACGCACTGCTCGACGAACTTGCTGGTTCAGCCGGTAAGACCGCCGAACTTCCTTTCTGGAAAGACCTAGACGGCAGCGTTGAGGTCAACTATAGCACCGACGATCCCAGCTCTACTGCTACGCCTCAGAAGGTTGTGCAGGGTGAGCAGGTCGCTCGTAAGGCTTTCGTCAACCAGGGTTGGCAGGCTGCTGACCTGGCCTCCGAGCTTGCTCTCGGTGCCCGCGCTATGGATCAGATTCGTAACCGCACGGATCGTTACTTTGAGCGCCAGTGGCAGCGTCGTCTTGTCGCTACTACCAACGGCATCATCGCCGATAACGTCGCTAACGACGGCGGCGACATGGTTGTTGACGTAGCTGCCGACGCTATTGCCAATCAGGACGCAGGCACTCGGTTCAACCGTGACGCTTTCGTTGAGGCCACCAACACCCTCGGCGACCGTTACGACGAGCTGACTGCTATCTCTGTCCACAGTGCAGTATATGCTCAGATGGTCAAGAATGATGACATTGACTTCATTCCTGATTCCGAGGGCAACCTCGTCATCCCAACCTACCTTGGCCTTCGCGTCATCGTAGACGACGGCATGAACGTCGAGGCTGGCGATACTGACGGGTTCAAGTACACCTCCGTACTGTTCGGCGCTGGCGCTTTCGGCTACGGCGTAGGCAACCCAGAGGTTCCTGTCGAGATCGAGCGTTATGCAGATCAGGGCGACGGCGGCGGCGTTGAGACGCTTTGGGTCCGCAACACTTGGATTCTGCACCCCTTCGGTTTCAAGGCCACTGGTACTCCTAACGGTGTATCCTTCACGCAGTCAGAACTTGCTGCTGCAGGGACTGTTGACCGTGTAATCGAGCGTAAGAACATTCCGCTCGCATTCCTCGTCACCAACTAAAGGCGGTGATCCAAATGGCAAGCCCCCTCTTCGGAGGGGGTAAGCCTTATATCAAAGGAGACAGGAATGGCTAACAAGGACGGACTAAAACCCGGACAGCCAGTAGATTTTGAAACACTCCAGCGTGTCAAGCGCGAGCAGCGAGAGG